ATAATAATGGTGTTAGAGAAAACCACAAACCGATATTTAATTGTCAAGGTGCTATCAGATAAAGGCTAGCCTTGTGATTGCCGTTCCTTTATTTGATAATTTAAATATAGCTGTTCCAAAACTAAATGCAAATATGCCGTAAAGTCTTGTAAAATAGCCATTTTACCAAACTTTACAGACCGAAGTTTTCCCGGAAAATCGCTGTTTTATGGGGGGTATTTTTAGCTAAAATAGTGGGTTTGCGGACTTTTACCTCTATAGCTATTTCACTCATACACTGCAAAAAAATAGAGCATTTAGCTCTATTCTTCATCTCGTCATAAAAATCGTTTTTACAATCGTTATATTTCTACTTTATCCCTATTCATTATCCTCAATTAGTTTTTTCCGGATCATTTTATCCTTCCTGTCTATCGCTTCATTTAACCGCTTTATCTGACTATCTTTAAACTGAATCTGTTCCTTGTAAAAATTCAGCTGATCAATAAGGAACTCTTCTCTGTCTCGGTGGGAAATCCTTTTTGTATCTCCTTTAATCCAACTTTGTACTATTAATGATACAGTACTATCGTAATATATGATTATTCTAATGTTATTAGAATTTTTGTTGCATCGGCACCAATTTCATGCTATACTCTATGGCGAATGGAGAGCGGACTATGGAATCGATGGGAAAGATGTTGCAACATTATCGAAAACTGAATAACCTCACACAGGCCGAGGTGGCGAAGAGGATGGGGGAACTTGGCTACCCTATTAAGAACGGAGCTGTCTCTACATGGGAGAAAGGAAGCTCCATCCCGAACGCCAATCAGTTCCTGACGCTTTGTCGCATACTGGGGATAACTGATATATACAATACCTTCGTGGGGGATGACATCCCTGGTCGCAAGATCCCACTGCGACTGATAGGTGTATCAGCTGGGGGCGGCGAATACGTGGGGGATGAGTCGGTAGATGATTACATAGTCACTACAGAAAAACTCGCCACATATGCATTGCGTATTAATGGGGACAGTATGGAACCATTATATGACGACAATGACATAGTGCTGGTACAGAGGACAGAGATATTGGAAAATGGAGACGTGGGGATATTCTATCTGGACGGAGATCAATACTGCAAGAGGTTACAGAATAATTGGTTGATGTCGGAAAATAAAAACTACTCTCCTATAGATATCAGTAACTCTGATTGTTTTAGAATACTAGGAAAGGTGATAGGCAAATATGGGAAATAGGTGGATTGTAAATATTATGGATAAGATTGGTTTCAGTTGTTATGACGTGGTAGACATATTGGAAATCGTTGACCTGGGGGATTCATTTAATCTTATTACAGGCAGAGGGGATATGTGGCTAGAAAAGGATTATTGTAATATCCGAGGTAACGGCATAATAGAATATTCTACAGATTATATTAATATATATATGGAGAGGATAGACGATGGCGAGAGTATTTCCGTAGCGGCATAACCTTGACGCAGATACTAATTAATGTTAAAATAGTAATGTAGGGGGTTTAATTTATTCCCCTACAGACTTTTGCAGTCAAGAGGAAAAAATTAAACCAATAGCCTCATACATAAACATATAGCAGCTAAACGGCAAAAATGCCGATTTCGCTAGGTATATCCTTGTAAAATGGCACTTCAAAAATTTTTAAAAATGGGAATAAAATGACTAGGTTACCCTCGAAAATGGGTATAAAATGACTAGGTTAAAGAACACTAACCACATTTATGTAAACCAAAATATGTATTTATGTAAACCGAAAGGAGACCATCTATGCCAAAGGTAATTTACGCAGTAGACGAGTTTGGAGAAAAACATGAGGGGGGAATATATGTTACCCCTGAAGAGCAAGTGAAGCAAAGGGAGCTGAGTGAAAAGCGCAGACAATATTTCCGCCACATGCAACAGCAGAACAATCTGAATGTCAAGTTTACAGACATCCTGGGGGAATTCTATTTTGTCAACTATCGGAAACTGTTACAGATAACAGATGACAATACTGCTCTCGCGTTCAGGTATCTGTATCTCTGTACTTTTGCAGACAACGAAGGAAGACTTGAATACAAAGGTAAGAATGTCATTCACAAAAATCTGAAAAGAATTTTAAATCTTAATCCTAAAACTGCGGGAGCTGATGTTGCGGAACTAGAAGACAATAATTTAATTTACAAAAATGATGACATCTATTATGTCAATTTAGAATATTACATTCGCAAACAAAAACTGCCTGATGATTTCAAGGGAAATTCGGCAAGGATAATTGACCGAGGAGTCCGGGAATTGTATGAGCAATCTACTCCTCGTAATCATAAGATACTGGGGAGAATCGTTCCACTACTTGAATATATAAACAAATATAATAATATCATTTGTACTAAAGACACTGTAACGGAATTTGATTATAAAAAGATAGTCCCTCTTACGGGTTATGAAATTTGTAGAATATGCAACCGCACAGTGGAGAATAGCGACAGATTTCTAAAAGAACTAAAAACTTTTTCTATAGATAGGTTGCCATTTATCCGGAGAGTTGTAGATGAAACCAAATTAGATTTGGATTGTTATATTGTCAATCCTTATGTGGTATATATGGGATCTCGTAACGACCAGCTTGAGTGGACATTTAAGCTGTTTGATTTAAGAAGTAGAAAACGTAGATAGTAAAGGTAAAAATTATTTTAGGAGGTATTGTATGCCAGATTTTGCAAAATGGGAGTTTGCTCCAGAAATAAAAGATTTAATTTGTTACAGATGTAGTAATTGTGGATTCACAGCAAGAGAAGATGAAATAAATAGTCTATATCGATCTATTTGTCCTGAATGTGGAGAAATTATGGATAATTCTGTGGAGGAAGATTAAATGTCTGAGTATGGAATAAAAATAGACAACTATACCGCTGGTTCCATCTTTGAAGTAACTCAGGGGGTTCGAGTTAAATATGATAAAACTCCTGCTATGCTCACTAATAGTTTATTTAAAGATTTTTTAGTGGAAAATGGACTAAAGTTGTGGAAAGGCGAATCTACTAGAGATATTATCTGTATAGATTATAAGTATGGAAGTTGCTCATATAAAGAAGCGGTTAAACGTCTGCAAAAACAAATCAAAGAAAATCGTATTGAGCGTAGAATAGCAAAATCTCAAGGTATCAAACATTTAATTGATGAAGCAGAGAGAAAAAAGATTAATCTCTGTAAGAGATATCAAATGCTCGAAAAGGATAAAGAAAAATATGTGCGAAAGACAGCTGATGAATTAAGGATAGATCATTATACTAATGGCGTTGATATAAAATATCCCAAGTATAATAAGAAAACAGGAAAATATGACTATGAGATAATTCATTATGTAATGCTCTATCGTTCTACAGGAAAAGCAAAAAAAGGATCTTGTATGTTTATTAGAAAATCTTTATATAATAAAGCTCATGAGTTTTTGACAATGGGAATTAAAATTCCCAAACAAAATTCTCCAATAGTAGAGATTGGAGCTTATCAGTCTCTCATTGCAAGCAGTATAGAAGGAAAGGTTAAAATTCCACCTCAAGATATACTAGTGTTGAAAGACGTAGATAGTTTTTTCAACACTAATGTAATCAGTATAGAGATAGATGAAAACAAGCATTGCAAGTCTGTACCAAAAGAAAATTATGAAGTGTGTAATGCTCTCTTCGATGGTCAGGCTCTTATAGACGAATCCATCTTCCCTAGTTGGGGGGATGGATACGTGTTGCTTCGACAGCACTTCTTTAAAGCCGCTGCGTTCTGTACGAAGATACAGACATTCTTTAAGGATTATTTTGGAAACGATTATGACACTGCCACTGTTACAGATATGTGGGGAAATAAACACTTAGCCAAAGATATAAAGATGATTACTACAGACAATGCTTGTAAATGGTTAAAGTTCAAAGATATTACTTATGAATATTGGTCAGAAAAAGTACATAATTTATCTGACAATTTTGGGATAGTAAAGACTGCACATCGTAGTAAGATGGGAGACATGCAACGTATGAGTTATCAGATGGTCAATGCTCTTTCTATGGATTCGATGGATGATGTGTTGTACGAAACTAAAGAATATATAGAAAAATTAAAAAACGATGATAAAACTTTTTTTGAATTTTTAAGACGTAACTCAAATTTTATGACAGACTATGAAGTATTACTCGCACTTTGTAAATATAATCCTGATTTTGTAAAAAGCGATTATTTCCGAGAAAGGCGTAGAGTTATAATTACTAATTATATTTTAGATATAAAAACCGGACATATTGTTCAAAATGGAGATAACTTGGTATTAGTTGGAAGTCCTTATGCACTACTACTCCACTCTGTTGGCGAAGATGTTGAAAATGATCCGACTTTTGAAACTGAATTAGGAACAATACAGTGTTGGACTGCAAGATTCAATGATGGTGAATATCTGGCAGAATTTAGATCTCCATTTAATAGTTGTCATAATTTAGGATATCTTCATAATCATTATCATCCTTATTGGGATAAATATTTTAATTTAGGAAAACAAATAATTGCCGTAAATACATTACATACAGATTTCGAAGACAGGAACAATGGTAGCGATTTCGACAGTGACAGTATTTATGTAACCAATCAACCACAGATTGTTGAACGTGCTAAATATTGTTATGAAAATTATTATACGGTAGTCAATAATATTCCTAAAGAAAAAAATATTTATGATAACTCTTTATATAATATGGCTGTTATAGACAATAGATTATCTGCTTCTCAGAGAGATATTGGTGAAAGCACTAATGTTGCTCAAGCTTGTTTATCATATTGGTATACAACAGGGGAAGATAGATACGCATCTTATGCGGACATTTTAGCTGTCATTTGTCAATGCAGTATTGATAGCAGCAAGAGGTCATTTGATGTAAATATAGGTGGAGAAATCAAAAGAATAAAAGAGGAAATAAATCTTAAAGAAATTGGATATCCTTTGTTTTGGGGAGACATTAGAAAGGACTATGATAAAAATCGAATAAATAAAAATCTTAAATGCCCAATGAATTTCGTCCACTCTCTTACTGTTGGTCGAGCCGAATATAGAAATGACACGATGTTGATTAATGATTTCTTTATAAATTATGAAAACGAAGAAACAAAAAGAAAATCAAAAAGAATTGAAGAGTTAATAGAAAAATATAGTTTGGAGATATCTGGTTATAATACAGATAAGAAAAAACGAAAAGAAAAAGATCAATCTGATTATCTTCTTTTACGAAGTGACTATGAAAATTTACTTGAGGATATACGTAAAATTAGTTTGCCAAATAAATATATAGGATTAATGTCGTGGTTGATAAATAGATGTTTTATGATTACACCTTCAGTTGTACAAAATCGTGACAAAATACAAAGTAAATTAAACAAGAATAGACCATTGTTACTGAAGATTTTATACGATTTAAACCCTGATTTATTGCTAAAATGCTTTAAAAAGTGTACCACCTAATTATTGTTAACCACAAAAATATAGGGATTAAGCCATAGTTTTTTCATAGCAAATTTATTAACTAATGATAGAGGTGAAAATTAAACTCATCTTAATATAAATCAAGGAGATAAATGGATATGAAAAACAAAACTAATGGCAAGAGATACTACTCTTTTGACGAGATTGGTCAAGAGCTTTTTAATCTTAAGCCATACAAACGTGTAACCAAAGACAAACAGAAACTAGCCGCACAGCAGGAGAAGTTTCTTGGCACATGTCCTTATTGCAAACAGCCACTTAAGTATATATACGGAACTAATATTCTTATTTGTGCTAATGAAGAATGTAAGGGTAAAAAAGTTTCTATTTCAAAAGAAGACGGTGAAGAAAAAGTAGTTTATAAACCTTTCTTCAAAATGCTATCTGACAAGGGGGCAGAAATAGGAACAACTATTTTTGAAGATTAAAAGGAGAATGAGAAAATGGAAAAAGTAAATTTTACTGATTTTGTGCGTCAGGTTTCAAGAAGATCTGGTTATGCGCAAAAAGATATCAAAGAAGTTCTGAATGTAGGTTCAGAATGTATAGTTGAAAATCTTAATAAAGGTATGTCTACTACTGTGATGCAAGGAGTAATAGTATACCCAGGTGTTTATCCAGCTTTCGACAGAGTCGAGAATGGTAAAACCGTTCATTATGATGAAGTAATTTATCCTAGAGCAAGATTTGGACAAGCGTTCAAAAAGCAACTGCTCTTTTCGTAGATACCTCCTGAGAATCGTCCTTTGGCTACCGCCCTGGTGGTCGGGGGACGATTTATTTGGTGGAATAAATAAATTGGAGTAAATGGAAATGATAGAGATAAGTAAAAATGAGAAGAACTACTTGGTGGAAAACGGATGCCGTTGGTATGAAGATATACATGCGAGTACGACTCGCCGTCACTACTACGCCACCGAAAGCCCAAAGGTAAAGAGTTTATTAAACAAATATAAGCGACAGACATCTGTCACCGTAAAGCCGGAATATAAATAAAAGGAAAAAGATACTATGGAAAATTTAGAACTGATAATACCCGATGTTAAAACTGATGGAGATTTATCAACGATGCAACTCCCTAATATAGATGATTACGATTTTTGGAATTTATATCTTAACAGAATAATCTGTATAGACGGTGAAGTAACCCCTTGGGATTATCATATTGTGCGAGAAATAATACAGTTTAATATGAAAGATATTGGAGTTCCTAAAGAAAAAAGGAAACCAATAATTCTTATAATAAATTCATTTGGCGGAGATTTAGAAATAATGTTTACCATAGTGGATGCTATTGAAGCAAGTACTACTCCTGTGTGGACAGTTAATATGGGGGAAGCTTTATCAGCTGGTGGAATGATATTTATCGCCGGAGAAAAAAGATTTGCTACTAAAAATTCATGGTGCATGACACACCTTGGTAGTGGAACTTTGAGTGGAAATTATAATGACACCGTGGAAGCAAAGAAACAGTGGGATTCACAGATTAAGAAAATTGGTGAGTATATAATCTCCCGTACTAATATAGATGAAAAACTGTGGAAGAAAAATAAAGATAAGAATTGGTATCTAAATGCCGAACAACAACTTGAACTTGGTGTAGCAACAGATATGTTGGATTCAATAGATCAGATTTTATTCTAAGGGCAGAAATATTCTGCTCTTTTTTAAATTGAAATAAACGGAGGTATCAAAAATGATTACAGTTAAAGAGACCATAAATAAATCGCTTACGATTAAAGATGCTTATATGGATAACACTACTCTACTTGATGACGATGGAGCGGATATAAATTTATATGAGCTTCTCCAGAAAACATATGGAGACGGAACTCAGTTTACCATCAAAGTTTCCACGAAGGTCGATCGCGACCTCAATGAGTAAGGCGGTGATAAAGTGGTCGAACTGAAAAGACTTGAAAACGAAAATGAAGAACAATATATATGGCGAGTAGCCCAGGCAAAGGATGCTGGTCTTATAGATATGAAGTGGGACGAACTTGGCGAAGTAATAAATCAAGAATTATATGGTGACAATGAAGAAGATTATCGCCATTCAGATGTTTATAGAAAACCTTATATTCATGCAAAAAAGTTTTATGAGGCTGGTGTATTCAGTAAATTTGATGAGGATGAATACACCGAAAAACTTGGAGACCAAAAACGTGAACTCGAAAAAGCTAAGGTAGCCTTTAGAGATGAACGCAATAGTTGGAATAAACAGAACCGTATAGAAGCTCGTGTAGAGGAAACATTAGATAATCTTGAGCGTGAGCTTCAAACTATAGGGCAGTCAACATTTAAGGTTGATAATAACATTGGTATAGATGGTGGAGACAATTCACTAATAGTGATGCTGTCTGATTTACATACCGGACAGACATTTAATAGTCCGTTTGGTTTATATAATACCGATGTTCTCAAAGATAGACTCAATCAGCTTTTGAATAAAACTATAACTATAGGCAGAAGACACGGCTCTGTTATGGTGAATGTAGTTCTGCTTGGTGATCAGATAAGCGGAAATATCCATAACACTATTCAAGTTTCTAATAGAGAAAATGTAATTGAACAGATTAAGATTGCTTCTGAAGTAATCACTTGGTTCTGTGTTGAATTGTCGAAAGTATTTGGATTTGTAAATGTATATGAGTGTGCAGGAAATCATAGCAGACTTATAAGTAATAAAGAGATGGCTATTCACGATGAACGTTTAGATAATCTTATCACATGGATCATAAAGCAGATGACGGCTCATATAGATACTATAAAGGTACATGACAATGACGCTGCTAAGATTGATTCAGGCATATCAATGTTTGAATTATATGGTAAAGAATACGTAGCAGTACATGGAGATTATGATGTGTTAAATAAAACTGGAGTTGGAAATCTCAGTATGATGCTTGGAAAAATACCATATGCAATTATGAATGGTCACAATCACTTTCCGAGCAATGCAGATATAAATGGAGTTAAGGTTATTCAAGGTGGTTCGATGGCTGGAGCTGGAGACAGTTACACGGTCGAAAAACGACTGACCGGAAAACCAAATCAAACCGTACTTGTATGTGATGAGAACGGTGTTGAGTGTATATATAATGTGGAATTGAAATAGATGAGGCGAGAGTAAAATCTCGCCTCTTTCTCTTAAGGGGAGGAAAGATTATGAATACAGTAGATAAACTGCTTAGTGTGGCAAGGGATCAGATAGGATACCTTGAGAAGCGAAGTCCGGCAGATGAAGACAGTAAAACTGGTAATGCAGGTTATAACAATTACAACAAATATGCTAGAGATTTGAGAAATGAAATTGGAGCACCATTTGCAGATGGTTACGCATGGTGTTGTAGTTTTGTGGAATGGTGCTTTGTTAGAGCATTTGGACAATCTGAAGCTCTCAAGCTTCTGGGAATTTGGACGGCTTACTGCCCTACCCTTGTAAATAAATTTAAGAATATGGGTAGGTGGCATACATCAAATCCAAAGCAAGGCGATGTTATTTTCTTCTATGATAGTACTGGAGATTATGGACACGTTGGTATAGTTGAAAGCGTAGATTCATCTACGGTTTATACAATTGAGGGTAATACATCCTCTGCTGCTGGCGTTGTGCCTAATGGTGGCGGAGTATTCCGTAAATCATATTCAATTGGCTATAGTAGAATCGCTGGATATGGTAGACCTGATTATGATGTGGTCAAAAGAGAACCATATAAAAAGAAGATGCCTGTTCTTACGGCAAAGCGTCCTGTTCTTAAGAAGGGAATGAAAAACCTTCAAGTTCAGAGATTGCAGAAATTCCTTAATTGGTATTTTTATAATAGGGTCGTAAACAATATGTCTCTTGCTACTGATAAAGATTTTGGCGAAATGACACGTCAAGGCGTTATTAGATTTCAAAAGGATGTATTTCCTGGGGATAGTGGTCAATGGGACGGAGAATTTGGAGCTAAGTCATTGGCTAAAGCAAAAGAATTTACAAAATAAATAACACCCTTTACGGGTAATAATCTTATGACAATAGCTGCCTCTCTAAATGTAGAGAGGGGCGGATTCTAGTTAGTATACATAGCGTGGGAGTACTAGATAATCTCACGCTACTTTTTTTGTACCGTGGTGTAAGTACCACCAATGTATAAAGTGGTTTAGTAGCACATTGCAGTTATGTTGCAAAGGTTCAGTGCAAATCTGACGGTTACAACACGCAAACACATTAAATCATGCATACGCAAATAGAACGAGAGCCTGCGAAAAGGATGATACCCGTATTGTCCGTAAGTGGTCGGTTGTGTTCCCAGTGTACAGGGGTAATGAGCCGATGTGTTCTATATTTATAGCTGGTGGGAGGTCGGATATCTCGCTGTGCCTCATAAACATGGCTAACTCAGTCCAACTCTGAGACGTAGCAATGATTGAAAGAAAAATATTTCTAGTAGGAGACATACAATCCATTTGTTGGCGATGTTTCTGATTTCTTTTTTAAAAAAATGCCCTCTGCTATTTACGGATAGGCAGTGAAAGACAGATATCTTCGGATATGTGATGAGTAGGAATGCGTTCTAAAAATCTTAATGCGAAAGGCAAAAATAAAAGCCTTATTAGTTAAGGATGAAGTGTAAAGTGCCATATTTGTCTTGTTAATATTGATTTTCATGTTAACATGCCACATCTGGCACTTTAATTATTTTGAATAAAAGGATGGTGAAATTGTGGCTACTAAAGTGATGCGAAAAAAAGGCGAGAAAGTAGTTGCTCCAAGTAGTGACAAAATCGCTGGATTAAAAGATATAAAAGAACAAATTAACAAGATACAAAGTTTATTTGACAAATTAGAAGATAAAGACCAACTCCATTGTTTAGAAGTATTGGGTGTTGGTTCAAAATATTATACTTGTCAGCACTGTGATAAGGTAAAAAGAAAAACAGAGTTTTACTCTTCTACTGCTCCAAATTGTGCAAGCGGAATCACCGATGCTTGTAAACAATGTGCGGCTGATGTGGCTATGCCAACAGTGAATGGAGAAAAGCAACAGCCCACAAAGAAAACTGTGGATGATGCTTGTTATCTTCTCGATAAACCAATGTTGGATTCCATATGGGATTCTTCTTTACTTGAAGCCGCTAATCAATCTACGGGTAAAGCAAAATCTAATGTGTGGACGAGTTATATTAAAAATGCAGCTATGCCTCAGTATTACACTTTGACTTATAGACAGTCAGATAATTATACAGGAGGAATGTTCAGCATTGAAGATATGGCTGAGGATGCTCTTCCGAAAGATCAAGAGATACTCGACCAATTTGAAAAGAATAAAAATGATACGTTGAGGTTGCTTGGTTATCTTCCTTTTGAAAAGGAAAAGTTAGCCGACCAACCTTTTTTATATTCTCAGCTTATTGGATTCTTGGATTCTGATGAAAATGGTAATGATGATATGATGAGAACTTCATCTATCATCAGTATTGTTCGTAACTTTCTACAGATAAATCAGATAGATGATATGATTGCAGATTTAGTTCAAGACACTAGAAATGCAGAAAAAAATATATCTACAGTTAAAGCTCTTCAAGAAATGAAAAAGAATATTACTTTAAGCGTTACTAAACTTGCAAGTGAAAACTGTATCTCTCTCAAAAATAGCAAGAATTCTATTAAGGGTGAAAATACTTGGACTGGTAAAATTCAGAAAATTAAAGATTTAAATCTTCGAGAAGGACAAGTGAATGGTTTTGATATTGCCACATGTCGGGGTATGCAACAAGTCCAAGAAATATCTGATGCTTCTATTATGAAACAATTAGCATTAGATGAATCTGAATGGGCAGACATTGTTGCGACTATGAGAGTTGATAACCAAACATTACGGAAAGAAAGAGATGCTTTTAAGGAAATTAATAGATTATTGCTAAGAGAAAATCTTGATCTTAAAGATTATTTAGGGGAGCAAGATATTGATATTACAATTAATCTTCATGATTTAAAAGAACTTTATTCTCCTTTCTCTGCTACCGAAGAAGAGGAGGTGTCTGTAGATGAGTCAGATATGGACACCGAATAGTTTTGATTATGATTTGCAATATGATAAAGATTTTTATAAAGATTATGGAATATTTGTAAAGCCAATTGATTATCCCATGTCTACTAGAAAAATTGAAGCGTTACAGGCAATCGCAATGATGCAGAAATATTTTCAATGTAATCCTGTAGCTGGTATAGATCTTTGGTTTAATATTGAACTTTTGGATTCTCAAGCTTTAGCAGTACAGCGTTCGTGGAATTGTCCAAATGTATTAATTGTTGCGACTCGAGGCTGGGGAAAATCAACAGTTATAGATTTAGAAACCATGATGAAAGATATGTGCTTCTGTAATTATTGGACATATATAGCATCAGGTTCAGGTTCTCAGGCGGAACAAACTTTTACAACGCTTGAACGTATTGCAAATGATAACATAGATACCTTTGCAGGTTCTACAGGAAAAATATTTAAAGATGAAATAAAAATCAAAAATGCAGCTGGTGATGGTTTTAGTCATTCTTCTAATGGATTCAATTACGAAGTCTATAATGGGTCAATGACTCAGACACTCAATAGTAATATAGATAAAAAGAGAGGAATGAGAGGAAACGTAATCTTCGATGAAAGTGGCTTTTTATCGGAAGAAATGATGAATGTATATTCGGCGTTTGCTATTGTAAATAAAAGCTTAAAGACTGGTAAAGATGCAAGTGGTCGTTCTATTGACACTATTAGACAAAGAGCGTTTGCCACAGATATACCAAACCAAAAGTTTTATATTAGTAGTGCATCTTCTACTGATACAAAGTTTTACTCTTTATATAGAGATTTTGCTAAACGTCAGATTATGGGAGACCCAGATTATTGTGTTCTTCACATTGATTGTGAACTTGCATTCAAACCAACATTACATGGTGAAGTTATTGCTCCACTACTCTCTCGCTCTACTGTTGAATCTGAAATGAGAACAAATCCAGAAAAGGCGAGACGCGAGTATTACTGTCAATTTACAACAGAAGCTGGTTCGGATGCCATTATAAAACGTGGTGTTATTACTCGTAATGAGGAAACTCGAAAGCCAGTTCATTGTAATGAAACTGGTGATAAGAAATATGGGCTATTTTATGACCCTGCTCGTAAGGTGGATAATTCTTTTATACTTGTTGCAGAATTCTATGATTTCGTTCAAGTAGATGGAAGTATAGATAAAAGAGCAAAAATAGTCAATGGCGTAAATCTTTTAGATGTTGGTAAAAAAATCAAGAGTCCAATGCGCACACCTGACCAAATCGAGTATCTCAAACAGATGATATTAGATTATAACGCTGGTGCTGATGCATATGAAAATATTGTCGGTATTTGGATAGATGCTGGTACTGGTGGAGGCGGAGTTAATATAGCCGACTATTTAATGCCTGATTGGGAAACTTCAGATGGTATTATTCATAGGGGATTAATAGATAAAGAATATTCCTCCGATTATGTTGGTAGATTTCCTAATGCAGTAGATAAAGTTCATTTAATGGAACCAGCTAAATTTAAGTCTATAATGTATGAGGCATTAATTGAAATGCTTAATCAAGATAAGATTAGTTTTACAAGTACTTATGATAATAAAGAAAATCTTATAGTATTTGACATAGATCAAAAGAAATTAGATAAAGAAAGACAAAGAATAATTGAAGAACTAAAAAAGAAAAAAATAAATGAAAAAGAATTTGAGGAAAAGTTACAAGAAGAACTTGATAAAGTTCAATCCGTAAATACCAAAACTATTAAATTAGATTGGAAAGATAAAATCGCTCTTGCTAATATAGACGGTCTCAAAGAGGAGCTTGTAAACATGGTAAGAAAAAAACGTGAGTCCGGAAAAGATTCATTTGAGCTTACTCCTGAGAAAGCAAATAAAATGCATAAACAACATTGTGCATATGTAGCATAATCCATAAACTACATATATAAAATCTAATCTGATTGACTTGGAAATCCAGAAGTGGACAACAGGGCGCAAGTTTTAATACAGCGTGAACGACTAAGTGATTAGACTCCATAGGAATTAAATGGAGATGCGATAGTCTGAACTCGTACTATAACTTAAAAATGAAATACGAGAGTTTTGGTCAAGTGTAAAGACACTTTCAAGAAGAACCAAAACCAATAGTTATATATAGAATAATAACTTTTAAGTAACATAATTGGATGATCGTGCCTATACTTGTTGTATGCTCGGGCATGCCTTAGCTGAAGAGAGACGAAAACTTTTACTTCAAAAACCTAAAACAAATCAAAATGATTTACTTCAAAAGCTTACTTCTCAAATACGTGGAGGCATTGGAGTAAAAAAATAAATGAAAGGAGACGCATGATGGCGCAGAAAAAAGAAGTTGACGCAAAGAGCGTCTCAAAACAACCAGTAGCTACAGTAAAAGAAAAGGTTGGAAAACCAAATCAATCTGTAGCCGCAATTCGAGAACAACATAAATTTGAGGAAGAACGACAAATGAAGATGTACGCTAATGCCAAAGAAGATAAGGTAATGCGTACTATAAGAGATATATCTCAAAATGTATCTACTCCTACAATAACTACTACAGATAGAGATACTATACGAGGATATCTTACCGGAAATATTTATGCTAATGCAAAGAATTTAATAAATGCCAGTAGATATCTTTTTTATAGGTCACCTATTTATAATAAGATGATTTATACAATAGCTGGGATGTATTGTTTAGATGCCCGTATGTTGACACCTGATTATTCATTTGTTAAAGGAATGGATTTTAATCAATCTTTAAAACAGTATGATGATACATTAAAATTTTTGGATATATTGAATCTCCAAAATAATATGAATCCAGTATTGGTAAATACATGGATAGATGATGTGTCATTTAATCTATTTTTTAAAGATGATGATGGTTCTACATTTTGGCATATAGATCCCAATGAAGCTATTATAGATAGCATCTATATGTATAGAGGTGGTTGGTGTTATGGTTTTGCGCTTGATATGAGTAAGTGGAGATCTGCTCAAAAGCAAGCATTAATCGAATGGTTAGGTGAACCTTTAACGTCTATGCAGAAAGAATATCAAAGTAATGGTATAAAATATGTTCATGTACCAGCTGAATATTCTATGGTGCTTAAATTTCATACGGATATGATGGATTCAATTATTCCACCAATGCTCCACAATTTAATTCCATTAGCTAATCTAAATGATTTGGCTGACACACAAGCAAGCGCAGATGAACTCTCATACTATCGTATGATATATCTTCCGTTGCCCACTATGTCTGGAGCTAAGAATCCTGATGAGTTTGAGGTAACCCCTGATTTAGCTATAGATTATTTTAAAATTGCAGCAGACAATGCAATACCAAGAGGCGTTTCAAGTGCTGTTATACCCGGTAAAGAATTAAAGACAATAGACTTTTCAGATAATGTTTCTGAAGATGTTAATAGAGTTGAAAATTCTCAACAGCAGATTCTCGGTTCTTCTGGAGGTATAGGTGCGTTATTAAATGGTAATAAACTTGTTAATAATTCTGCTCTTATTAAGGCTGCGCTTAAATCAGAATCTGCGTATGTATTAAACAGTATATTACCACAGATTGAAACATGGACTAACCTTCAATTATATATGAATGTCTCTAAACCATGTAGGGTTAATCTTCTTCCGGTTACTATACACACAAAAGAAGATTATCAGAAAACTTTGCTTGAAGCTAATCAATATAGTTTCTCATATAGATTGGCATATGGAACGCTTATGGATATATCTGAACGTGAGACTATGGCTAGTCTGATGTTTGAGACTCAAGTTCTTAAACTACAAGATCTTATGCAATATCCTCTCCAAAGTTCTTATACAACAAGTAATGATGGAGAAAAAGGAACTGTGGGCGAAGGTGCTCCTGAAAAAGATGTAACAGAATTATCTCCAGAAGGAGAACGTTCTCGAAATAAATAGTTTATCTAATTATATATAAGGGGACAACGGATAGCACCTCTTTCCCTAGTGGGGGACATTAAATATACCATGAATGCTCGGCAATAGGTGATATGTTGTCAGCTATCCATTATAGGAGTCGGCAACCTCAACCGACAGTATCGAGGTAAGTGAAGTAACCGTAATAGCACAATAACTCTACTGGTGGAACATCTCGTCCACCTTAAAAACTAATACCGAGAAACTTTAGTAGTCATTTAGCGTGGCGGCAAAGTGTGAGGAACATAATAAAGTGGATAGTTCTCACAACGAAGAAGTTCCAAGGACGGTGCGGTAGGTGTCCCTCGACCTATGCCATAATGGAGGATTATAACGAACGAAAAGCCAAAGGTTTTTCAGCGGTAGCGATGTCTACATCAATGCCGTTCTTTTCATTTTCTACGAAAACCGGGAAATAGGTCGAAAGGTCAAAACGGTGAACGTTATGTAATCACATTGATTACTTGTCGGTATGGAGACATTAAACCCATTCATGTGGTCTTTAGGATGACTTAAAACTCCTAGCGATTCAAAATATTGGCAGTCAGTAGCGTGGGTGTAGACTATAAATCTGTGGTAAAGACACAAGAGTGGAGCGAAAACAGAGCCAATATATGGTGCTCACCGCCTAAGTGTAGATATCTGTGAAGCGGAATCCGTGATGGTATGCGGTGAATGTGGAGATGTATAAAGGTGGCAACTTACCATGAACCATCAAATGAAAGTTGCGAAATAAACAAAACCCATGCGGAGACCGATTACCGCAATATAAAAGGTCGGTGTGCAAATATTTGTGCCTGAGTTATGCACTAAAACTACTCTTCGCCCTTGGGTATTGGCGGATCCGCTGTGAAACATGGGATTGTCAGACTTCCATGTGGAGTACGCTCTGACAGATACTGTAAGTCGTAGTATCCTGCCTTCGTCATGGTAAGTGTTATGTGTTAACACCGGGACTACGCATTATCTACTTACTCACCTATCCTATTGGTAGGAGGAGCTGAGATTGTGTCACGAATAATATATAGTTTTCGTGGCATTTTCGTACCGTGAGTAACGGTTAGAATATTACTCACTAGTTAAGTTTAACCGTTGAAACGTAAGATTTGCTAGGCTCTTACGTGAAGGTTCTACCGTAAGCTTTGCGGTGTGCTTACCCTAGCTAGGAGAAATCTGAAGAGAAAACGCCGAGACATTGAATAGTTCTCACCACGCCTCTGATGCAAGCGTACCACGGTGCGACATATGACAGAAGTCTCCACACCTCTCAACGAAGTGTCCAATGGAGGCACATATAAGGAGAGAGCCGTATTGATTACGGTTGCAGAGCAGATTGTAAAAGGTCTGCTCTGCGTTCTTATACCTATCTAACACGTTTAGAAAAGGAATCCGCCTTTAGTATGACTATAGGCGGTTTTATTATTTTACATAGAAAGGAAACTAAGATGGTAAAGAAGAAATTACTTACTCTTGATGATTTGGTGCTCTTTTGTCAGCAGAATAACTTTACTAAGTTTAGTGCTAAAGAATCAGGTTATCAACTTGCCGTTCAAGTTCCTACTACTTTCGAAGTTGAAGATGAATCAGACGATAATCATCGTGGGATGTTAAAACTTAAGTTTAGAATCCTACATGATGGATTAAATCGCAATGGTTCATTTGTATCTCATGAATCTGCGCAAAAGGCATCTGCTACTATTGCAGATCGTCCAATTATGGCTGCTATTCATCAGCTTGATGATGGGTCTTGGGACTTCGAATCTCACGAAATGGAGATAATTGAGAATGAAGATGGAGAACAAGAAATTAATTATATTGAAAAACAAGTTGGTTCGTTTTCTTCTGAAAAACCATTTTGGGAACATGACGATGAATTAGACAAAGACTATCTTTGTGCATACGGATATATTGCGGAAGAATATACTAAAGCCGCTGATATTATTCGGAACAAAGGTTGGACTAAAAATTCTTGTGAGTTATCTATAGAAGAACTTGCCTATAATGCTCGTGAGAATTATTTGGAATTAAAATCATTCTATTTATCAGCTTCGACGCTCCTGGGCAAACGAGACGATGGTACAGAAATCGGAGAAGGAATGTTGGGAAGTCGTGCTGATATTGCCGACTTTAGTGAGAAGAACAATAGTATCTTCTCTTCTAATGACAAAGTTATTGAGATGTTATCTGCTCTCTCTGAGAAAATAGATAACCTTAATATAAATCAAAATACTTCAAAGAAAGGAGGAACCGTGGACGTGAAGAAGAAATTCGATGAACAGACCGAAGAGGAAATCAAGGATGCTCCTTCTGCGGAGAACTTTGATGATAACGCAGGTGATGGCGGAGACCCAGATCCTGAAGATGTAGATTACTACGATGACCCAGCAGACCCAGAAGAAGGTAATGATGGGGAAGAAAAAGACCCATCTGATGATGACTCTGGCGATGATAGCGGAGATGATGACGAAAGTGGTGACGATGACGAAGACGAAGGAACACCACTTGGTCAACGTGATGACGATGATACCGCTGGCAGTTCAAAAAAGAAGTATTCTGTTTCTATAAGTGACGGTAATATTACCAAAGAATTTTCCATAAGTCTTCAAGACAAAATTGAAGCTATTTATACTCTTGTTAATGATACCTATGCTGAAGCAGATGGCTGTTACTATGACTGCACAGTATATGATGAAGATAAGTATGTAATAATGAGTTCTTGGTGGACTGGAGATGCTTATAAACAATCATTTAAAGTTAAGAAAGATGTGTATTCTCTCGTTGGTGACAGAGTAAGAGTTAGAGCTGTTTGGTGTACAGAAGATGAAGAAAAAGCCCTTGATAATATGAGAGCTAATTACTCTTCTATGGAATCTGAACTTGCATCATTCAGAGCAGAGCCTGATAAAGAAGCTATACTTGCTGAAAGGTGTTATGCAAAAATTGCTGAAACAGATGCTTTTAAAGAACTCGCAAAAAAAGAGAATCACTTCTCTATGTCTGTAGAAGAAGTGAGAGCCGAAGCAGACAAGCAACTGCTTGAGTATGCTAAAGGTCATGATATTGAGTTTTCTGCTACAGATGAAAAGAAATCTGTTGGTATGAAAAAGTTTGGTAATCCATCAAAGAAAGCTAGTAAAGGTACTGGCAGATATGGTGGAATTTTTGCAAAGTAAATAAGCGGAACAACCGCATATATTTAGTGGGCGCAAATTTTGCGTCTTATTTTTTTTGTTCAAAATTATTGAAAGGAGAAATTAAATCATGGCAATTGATTTTACAAAAAATGCTACACATAACATAGCATTTCCATCATTCGTAGCATCTGCTATGGGTCAGTATGGACATGTTATCAATCTTGTTATGCAAGCTAATCAAGACAATGGTGTGCTTGCTGCTAAGGGCGATTATGTAAAGTTCGAGCAGTATAAGATGGCTGCTGTTGCTGATAACAAGGTTGAAGGAATTATTAGAGAAGCTGCCGCTGAGGGTGGCTGGTATGTTGAGTTTACAAAGCTCGATGGACAATTTTATTTCGTTTATAACACACCAAAGAGTCCTTATCCAGAAGTTGAACTTAGAGATGAAGCACTCTTCTATAACGCTACTGGCGATGTAACACAGGGTATGGAACTTCACCTTGGCGATATTGTAACACTTTCAGACGCAGCTTTCACAGGAACTGCTTCAGATGGAAAGACAGTTAAGTACAGTGCTGGAAAGTACGTTGTACAACCATAATCGAGGAAAGGAGGAATTAAATTATGGCTAAGAATTTTAATGAACATGTAATGGCTGTATTCGCAGCTAATGATACAGACTACGATTCAATTTCAAATCTTATGACAGACGTAGCTCTTGGTCGTGAGATTTATGATGCTGAGTCAGGTAGAGTAATTACAAAGCAGGAAGCTAATGCCAAGATTCTCGACTTTTCTCGTCAGGTGCTTGGTATTACAGATATCAAGGATAAGAAAGCTGTTCGTAGAGCAGTTAGAGATAATGGTAGAGCCTGGTACGACATTATAGAAGATACGGTCGATACAGTCATTGACGTAAACTTCAAAGAATCGGACTTTTTCAATGCCTTAGTGGATAGAAAGACTATTGCTTATGGCGACAGACAAGATTTCGTTATCGAGGATGAGGATGCACTCTTCTCAATTGCTAAAGCTGGAGAAAGTCATCACGATCATATTCTTCAGAGACTTCGTGGAAGAAGAACAATTCCTGTAGAGACAGATCTCTGGGTAGTTAAGATTGGTGCTGATATTAACAGATACATCCTCGGAGATGTAGATTGGTCAGCATGGATTTCTAACATTGGACGTTCTTATGTAGCAATGATTCAGGAAGAGACATACGCAGCACTTGGTTCTGCTATTACTTCTCTCCCAGCTCAGTTCAAGGGAACTGGTACACTTGATTCTACAAATAAGCCAAGCTTTGATGCAATCGTTGAGGCAGTTTCTGCTGCAAACAATGGTGCAGAAGTTGTTATTATGGGTACAAAGAGTGCTCTTGCAGCTATCAGTGGAATGGCTGATGTTAACTGGGCAGCTAAGGATCAGAGAGATTCTGTTATGAATACTGGTAATATCGGTATCTATGAAGGTACAACTCTTGTTACTATCCCTAATAGATTTAAGGATAAGAGCATGACTAACTATGTATTTGATACAGATAAGCTTTATATTATCCCAGTTATTGGTGATGCTGGTAAGTTCATCAAGATGATTGATGAGGGCGACACAGAAATAGTAGAGCATATGGAGAAGGGCGAACTTTATGTATCTGACCTTCAGACATATGAAGTACAGCGTAGGCTTGGATTCGCAATTGTCCTGGGTCGCTATTTCGGATATTGGGATATCTAAGATAAAACAATTTGAGGAGAGGTTAATCCTCTCCTTTCTTATGAATAAAAGGAGAATTAATTATGCCTAGAAAAGCAATGACAAAATCAACTTCAAAGACAGAAGAAGTTAAAACCGAAGAGGTAAAACAGGCAGTGTCTAAACCAGAACCAAAGAAGTTTAATCCTAACGATGGTATCAGATGTCGTTCTGTTACTCATGGTATATTATTTGTTGATGGTTTGGCAACTAATATGAAATATACTTTTGTTGATTATGATTATGAGACAGAGATTACATATAGAGATCTTGTTGCTCTTGTAGTAGCAAGAAATAAAGCTATATATAATCCAAGAATAATTATTATGGACGAAGATTTTATAGCTGAATATCCAGCACTTGGTAAGTTCTATAAAGAACATTTTGCCACAAAGAACATCAAGGAAATACTTGATATGCCAGATTATCAGATGAAAGAAGCAATTAGTAAGCTACCTAAGGGAGCTATTGAATCTCTTAAGTCTATAGCTGTTAATATGATTGTATCTGGAGAAATTGATAGTATTAAAAGGATTAGAGCACTTGATGAGGCATTTGGTACTGACCTTAGTCTGTTAAATGAACTTCTGTCAAACTAATCTAAGGGAGGTGAATTATGACCTCTTCTTACAACGATATTTATTCACGTTTTCTAATTAAAATTCGTGATTATGACTTTGCTGGGCTACCAGAGCCTAATGCAACTGAGCAGATGCGGGAGTGGCTTCAATCCGCGCTGTCTCATACTTATATTTATAGAATATTCGATACATTTTCGGCAGATGATGAAATTGCCGAAATTGAGTATACTCTTAAATCTTCTGTAGATGAATACAATGATAAACACTTTGTTGAGGAATTACTTGGTAATGCTATGATTGTAGAATGGATTAGTCCTAAAATTAAAACAACTACATTAGTTAATCTTATGGTTACTAATAGTAAGGAATCAAAATGGTTTAGTCAGCAACAACATATTTCACAACTACGTGAAATTAAAGCTGATGCCGAATACAAAGTGCGAGAAATGTTGAGGGATAAGGGTTATATATATAATTCTTATTTAGGTAACGCATAATGTATTCACATAAATATGGCGAATTTGCAGATATGCAGATAGATGAGATTAAAGTTATACTCCGTAAACGAATATTCTTTCTGCTACTTGTAGCAGATGATTTAGAAGCCAAAACAAAATTCCCTGAAGTAGATTTGCTTCAGGCTAACACTACTCTTCTATGGCGAATATCCGGGTTGAATAAATTGCTTGGAGAACCAGTTGAGTTAGTGACGGTACTTAGTCTTCTAGAAGAAGCTAAGAATACAATAAAACCAGACTTTGATTTTGCCAAGTATCGTAAATTAATTCTTGATGCTGGTGCCGAGGTTATGAAAATCCAAAGTGCAAAAATTGCACCTCACGAATAGGAGGTGTTGCACTATGAATTTCAATGATTATGCAAGAAATCTCGGAGTCGGAAATGTCCATACGAATGGGCAGAGACATAGTTATGAAGCTCAAGGTATTATTGAGCATACTTGGTATGATGATCCAGCTAGTACCGTTGCGTACTTCTATGACTATTATCATGACGATGATGTGGAACATAATGTAAATTTGCATCCCGAATATTCGAAGACCAAAATTCCAGTGGATATCAAATATATTATAAATGCTTATCAATCGTTATCAAAAGATACGGTTGATTATAGGATTATGTTTAAACCATCTTATGAATGTAATATACCATATTATAAAGAAATGTTTGAAGAAACGTGTCACAGCGAATATCCGTTAGGCATGTATTTAGATATTAAGGATCAAGATGGTATATGGCGCAAGTGGTTAGTTGTTGCTGAGGCAAATAAATATAATAATGATTTTCCAAATTGGTCTATCCTTCCTTGTACTTATAGATATTGTTGGGTACACAAAGGAAAGAAATATAAAATGTGGGGAGCACCACGCTCTCAGAATTCTTATAACTTTGGAGAATGGGAATCATATAAGACCTCAGTTCAGGAGAATCAGACTAAGTTCGTTGTTCCATATAATAAAGAAACAGCTACATTATTCCATAATATGAGAATGATTTACTCACCTCAGATTGAAACACCAATTTGTTGGAGAATAACAAAAGTTGAAGGAATTAATCCATTTGGATTAATGAATATAACTTTATATCAAGATATGTATAATCCACATACAGATGTCATAGAAAAAGATGATAATGGAAATTGGATTGCGGCATGGGCGGATTTAGAAAGCGAAGATAATCTTCCATCTGATAAGCCTATTGAACCAGACCCTGTTTTATCTGGAGACTATGCTGAAATAACTTTTGCTGGAACAGAACCACATATCAAAGTTAATGGTGGTTATAAAGCAGTAACTATAACTTATTATAATGTTAACGAGCCACTTGAGGATCAGACTCCGGGTGATTGGTCATACTGGATAGATGACACAGATGTTACGGAGTTAATAAAAGTATTAGAGACTGCGTCTCCAAATACAATCAAAATAAAATTCCTTGGTGACGAAGATTATTTAGGTAAAGTACTGACAATTAAAAACACGCGAAACAGATTAGTTGCTGAATTGCAATTACAGATTGTTTCATTATAAGGAGGTGTGAGATGAAAGAAAGAAAACGTAAGCTTACACCTGAACAGAAACAATATCTTATAGATCTCAAAAAGAAGCCAAACGAAGATGATATTCGTTATAAAGAAATTATCAAACAAAAACTTTTAGAAGATGATGTTCTTATATGGCTTTTAAATAATAAAAAACTTGAAGATGCTGAGGCTGATAATGATGAATATTTTGGAATAAATATTAAACCAACATTTATAATTCCAGATACACAAACAGACGTGCAGAATTTTGTATGTTTTGAAGCATCGTTTGATGATACTGCTAGATATAATCCAGCAATAAAATATCAAGAAATCATTTTCTATATTTTATGTCATGAAGCTAATGAAATTGTGGAAGAAATCGGCGCAGCTCGACAAGATTTAATAGCGGGTATACTTATAGATAAATTTAATGGGTGTAATTATTTTGGAAATCAATTAAAACTTGTATCAGATAAACCAAGCGTTACGGATAGTAAGTATTCTACTCGTACACTTATATTTGAACAAAAGGCAACAAACTCACTAACTAAGGCTGACGGAACTACATTTAACCTAAGGCGTTAGTCTATGAGTGAAAATAAAATTGAAGTAGATAAGCTCAAGGTACTTTCTGGTGAGCCTATAAAGATTAGTGATTTGTTAACCATCTATCAACCCACGTTGCGTCAAATCAAAGACGCTGGAGAACAACGAGTCCTCAATACATTATGGATGATGTGTTCTTGCGCCTGGGACATGCCGTCAGCTTTTGACGACATGGGAATAGATTTTATGTCTGTTTCAGACTGGCAGTTTTTCATACAAACTGTTCAGTCTTTTTCTATTGACATTACAAAGTTGGTATTTGGTGATTTAGATTTTCAAAAATTAAAACCTATGAGTTTTAAACAAAGCGAAGACGATACTGAACCACAGATTGTACTCGTAAATGTTGAGCCGATGACTATCGGTGAGATAACTTATCAACCCGCTCAATATATATTCACGGAAGAATTGTATCATTTAATGATACCCTATGTTCGTGAAATGATTGGCTTTCAACATAAAGGAAGGAAAGCTGCAAACAGAGCAACTGCTAAGATTCTTATTATGGATGACCGTAGACAGCGTAATAGACATAAGGATGATGCTTATGAATCTATGTTTCATAACGGTATTATTTCTTTGGTTAACACCGAAGAGTTTCCTTATACATATGCTACAGTTTTAGATATAACTATGTATCAATTTACCAAGAGTCTGATTCAGATTCAAGGCAAGAAACAAGCTTGTGCTATGTTACAAGGATCTATGTCCGGATTTGTGGATACATCGAAGATTCCTTCAAGTAGTTTCCAATGGACATATAGTGATGAAAAATATAATAAGAGACAAGGCAAGACTCTCAAACAATCACTTGCCCCTAATGGCGGTGATTTAAATATAAAACCTATGACACAAGACGCTCCTAAATAAGGGGCGTTTTTAAATTTTAGAAAAGGAGAAAAAAATTATGCCTAATACAATAGCTACATTTGATAACATAGTTATTGATAGAGTCGTAGACGCTTGGTTCGAAAATAAGTCAACTGGCGACCTTCTCGCAGTACTTGATCAGGTTACAAACTTCTCAATCAATACAACTTCTGAATCAAAAGATAAGACAGATGCACAGGGAGTTCTTCTTAAGAGATACTTCACATCTAAGTCTGTTGAGATTTCTGGCGAGAATGCTACATTCTCACTTAACCTCTTTGCAACACAGAACGGTGTTAGCAAAGTTGTTGATACTGACGTTATAATTCCTAGAATTTATCAGGCTACAGTACCTAATGATCGTACTATCACACTGCCTGAGACACCAATCGATGGTACATTCCAGCTTTATGGAGTATCTGCAAATGGTAACGTAGACGTTGATAAGAAGTTCTCACCAGCTAGTGGTACAACACCTACTCCAGGTGAAAATACTTATGTTCTTTCTGAGGACATACTGTCTGTACCTACAAGTCTTAATGTTGGAGATACTGTTCAGATTAAGTATAACCGTCAGGTTATTAGTGGAACTAAGGCAGCTAGAGTTAATGTTGCTGGTGATAAGTTCCCGAAGGAATGCAAGGCTACATTCCGTGTACTTTGCTCAGACCTTTGTAATTCTGAGGAAGTATATGCTCTTTACATCGTATTTGAGAAATTCCAGATGAGTCCAGACTTTGACTGGACAGTAGATACTGAATCAAATCAGAGCTTCTCAGCTACGGCGTTCAAGGATTACTGTTCTAAGGGTCAGACTCTGTATTGGATTGCTATCGCAGATGATACAGATGATTATGACACAAAGAAGTGGTCAGAGTAATCAACAAATAAGAATATAATTATCACAGGGGAGTAATTGCGCTCCTCTGTGATTTTTTATTAGATTGGAGAATATTATTATGAGTAAAGAAAGAACGTGCTTGTTTTGCCAAAAGTCCTATCAATATTGTCCTAACTGTAAAGACTATAGTTCAGAACCAGCATGGAAGTTTAATTTTGATACGGAAAAATGCCATGAATTATATAAAGTAATTGCTGGATATAATATAGGAGTTCGTCCAATTGAAGATGTAAAAGCTACATTAAATAAATATGGCGTTACAGATTATTCAATATTCTCAAAGGCTCTGCGTGAAAAACTTTTTGAAGATACTTCTGAAAAGAAAGAAGAACCTAAAGTTGAAACCAAAGAAGAGCTTGAAGTTGAAACCAAAGAAGAATCTGAGGAAGAAACTAAGGTTGAGACTAAAGAAGAATCTAATCAAAAGAAACAAGTATTTTCAAAGGGAAATAATAATTATTACCCTCGCAAAATGAAGAAAAATAATTATGGGAGAAGAGATGGAGAGTAATCTGCTCTTCTCCTTTTTTTAGGAGAAAATGGATATGATAATACAACCAAATTTTAACACTCATGAATATGATCCTGCAAAGGTCATTAGAGTGAAGAATAATCAAAAACAAAAAATATATATAGCGTTAGGTATTTTTCCATGCGACATATATATAGATAGCAATGGCGATTTAGTAATGCTTTTTGAAAAATCGGAATTCGCATAGAATAGATAAAATTATTGGGAAGTGATTAAGGAGGAATTAAATGGAAACCAGAACAATCAAATTAGACAAAGATATACCTATCCTTAATCCCAAACAAGCTGCATTCTATTGGAGTCGAGGGGTTAAGCCCATAGATATTTACCCGAGCGTAGACACTCACACAAATACTCCGATTATAATATTTTTGTTTAATCGAGACGATACATACGCTCTATATAAAGAGTGGATAGACAGGCGGTGATAATATGGCAATATATTTAGATAATGCCGCCAGCACAAAAGTCAAACCACATGTATTGGCAAAATTTGTAGAAATTGCCGAAACATATTATGGAAATCCTGCATCAAAACATACTGAAGGATTTCTTGCAGATAATTGTATTGAGATAGTTAAGGGAAATATATCATCAAAGATTTATTGCGATAACGATGATATATTTTTTACAACTGGAGCCACGATGAGCAATCAACTTCTTATCCAAGGATTCGTGGCAAAACATCCAAATGCAATGATTATTACAACCAATGTCGAACATAATGACATAATGATGTTGGTGAATAACCTACTTGTATTCAGACATATTTTACGTGTGGATAAAAACGGATTAATCAATTTAGATGCTTTGGAAGAAATATTAAAATATTCTAATAAGCAAATGAGAGTTCCCACTTTGGTCTCTATCCAAATGGCTAACTCGGAGACTGGAGTAATTCAACCCATACAGAAAATATGTAATATATGTAATAAATATGACAATGTATTTCTTCACATGGATGCCACCCAATATATTCCCTACTACCCTATCAATATGAAATGTTGGGGGATAGATGCCATATCAATGTCAGGGCAAAAAATAGGTGGACTAAAAGGAAGTGGTTTACTTGTCGTGCGTCAAACACTTCGCGAACATATTAAGCCCATTATATATGGAGAGCAAGGGTTAATAGGTGGAACGCCCTCTACTCCGTTAATTGCTTCTTTAGGGGTTGCTTTTGATGAAATAAATTATAATACATCCCCTCTACGTGATAAAAGAGATTATCTATTATCATGTTTGGAAGATATGGGAGGGATATTAATTGGTACAAAAGAAAACCGATTGCCGAATAATATATATATCAGATTCCCTGACGTTGGTGGTTTGAATTTAATGTATTTATTAGACGAACAAGAAATTTATGTAGGGACAGGTTCTGCTTGTTCTACAGATTCTAATATTCCAAGTCATGTAGCAAAAGCTTATGGTCTTACGGATGAGGAAGCGATGGAATGTGTAAGGTTTACATTAAGTGAAGAAACAACTTATGAAGAAATCGAGTATGTAATTAAAGTACTTAAAAGTATTTTTTCAGTAACAAAAATATTTTAATACTAACATTAATTATGTTATTAAGGAGGAAAAGATGGCGAGAAGCAGAGGTGTTTATAATCGAATTTATACTGAAGAAAAATGGAATAAAGTCAATCAAGAGAATAAAGACATTATGGATGATTTTCTTACAGAATATCGTCAACAGAAAAAAGCGGAATCTACTCTTCACGCCTATTTCGAAGATCTCAGACTTGTATTAATAAAGATTATGGAAGATTTTGAAAACAAATCTATCCTCGAAATGACCAAAAAAGATTTTCGCAAACTTAATATATGGTTTGATGACTCAGGGATGTCTCCTGCCAGATGTAATCGAATACATAGCGTAGTCAATTCTTTGTTGACATTCTGTGAAGATGATGACGATTATGATTATGAAATTAATCAAAGCAAGAAAGTAAAAGGTGTTCCTAGAGAAAAAGTAAAAACGAATGAAGATGATTAAATTGCGAACGCACACTCGTGACTTTAGTCGTGAGTAAGTGAGCATTTACAAAATAGTCAGCGTATAGAGAAATCTGTACGTAGTGGTTATATAAATAACCCAACGAAGCAAACGAATATGCTGGAAATGCGTAAAGTTAATAGAACTACAACGTAGGGATGAAATAAACCCAAGCGTGAATGTTGCGAAAGCAGAAAAAATCTATTAGATGGTATAAGGTTAAATCCTAAGTACCTTTGCCTATGGCAAAACAATTGCAAATCAGCAGGGAATGATTGAATAGGTCTGCCCCCAACGACTATCCCTCGTGAAGGGAGTACACACAAGCGTGTGGAAGTGTTTGCGCCTAAACCGAGAAATCGGCATGGATAAGATATAGTCTGTGCTCATGCGAAAGTATGAGATACCTACCGCTAGAAAGTAAGGCGGATAAGGATGCATAGGAACTAGCGAGCCTATGTGAACGATAACCTCAAAAACGATTAAGAATCCTGACGATTCTTATATTATTATTTATGTGAAATATATGTGTACTCTATTGAAATAATAAGCAAAAGTGCTATAATATAATTGTAAATTAAATGTTATATCATCAGACAAAGAACTGTGCAAGTGTAATGTTTGCATATTAAATAGTTTTTATAACTATGAGGTTCTTTGTCTTTTATTATTTTATGGAGAATACATATGGAAAGAGCTTATAAATTTAGAATATATCCAAATAAAACACAACAAGAATTAATTCAAAAAACTTTTGGATGTTGTAGATTTGTTTATAACTATTATTTGGATAAAAGAATACAAGCTTATAAAGACAATAAAACTTCATTAAATTATTATGATTGTTGTAAAGATTTAACAAATCTAAAAAAAGAATTAGAATGGCTTAAAGAACCGGATAAATGTGCACTACAAAATTCATTGAAAAATTTAGACGATGCGTATCAGAGCTTTTTTAAAGAATGTAGTAGTTTTCCTAGATTTAAATCAAAAAAGAATCATAAACATTCTTATAAAACTCAAAATTATAATAATGGAACAGCTGTTCAATTCAAAAACAATCATATCAAATTACCTAAACTTGGTTGGATTAAAACAAGAGATAAACAAATACCTCAAGGTAGAATACTTAACGCTACTATTTCGCAAGATCCAAGCGGTAAGTATTATGTGTCTCTTTGTTGTACGGATGTAGAAATACAACATCTACCCAAAACTAATAATCAAGTAGGTATAGATTTAGGTATTAAAAATTTTGCAATTACAAGCGATGGCGTTAAATATTCTAATCCAAAATATTTACAGCAATCCTTAGAAAAACTTGCTAAACTTCAACGTGAATTATCTCGAAAAACAAGAGGTAGTTCAAATTGGAATAAAGCAAGAATAAAGGTTGCTAAACAATACGAAAAAATTAGAAATCAACGTCAAGACTTTTTACAGAAACTATCTACTGAGTTAATACGAGAAAACGATATTATCTGTATCGAAGACTTACAAGTAAAAAATATGTTACAAAATCATAAACTTGCTCGTAGCATTTCAGATGTATCGTGGTACGAATTTACTCGTCAACTTCAATATAAAGCAGATTGGTACGGACGACAAGTAATTAAAGTAGATAAGTTTTTTGCAAGTAGTCAGACTTGTAATTGTTGTGGTAAAAAGTTTCCTATCACTAAAGATTTAGGAGTTAGGCAATGGATATGTCCTAATTGTAAATCTGTATTAGATAGAGATACTAACGCTGCAATTAATATACTTAATGAAGGGTTAAAACAAATAGCATAAGTAATAATATAAGAACCGCAGGAACTGCGGGGATAGCCTGGTAATGAAGTGGACGTTGGTCTGCTAGTCCCAGGAACCACGCGACTTTAGTCGTGTGAGGTTCAGTTCTTATGGACGAA